CAGCCCGGCGCAACCATTCCGGATTCTTCTGATTCTTGGCAACCCTCTGCATAAGGTTCATGCGAGAAGGTCCTGTCATTGCTTCTTCGCCCATAATCCTCGCGGCCTGGGCTCCTTTCTCTACAACCTCTGCTCCAGCCCTGGTCGCGGCAATCTTGGCTCCGACCGGGAATGCGCCCGGGATGCCAACAGCAGCTGCTCCAGCAGCCATCGCTCCGGCAGTCTTCGGTGCAGTTACGCCAGGCAGAACGCGTTGGATGCCCTGCCCAACCTTTTCGACTCCAAGATCAATCACGTTCCCAACAGCCCTAGCTCCAGTTTCAACTCCTTCGGCAACCTTAGTCCCAACCCTTAATCCCCTGCTAGCTTTTGACGCGGCGGATGTAGCCTTCGCTCCTGGACCGACGAGTGGTGCAAATGTTGTAGGGTCGAGGAACATTGATCCAACCTCTGCAACCCCTGGCATGATCGACTCTTTCGGCAATCCAATAATGCTTTTCCCCTGAGCTCTCTCGGCGTTGATCTTGTCAACTGCCTGCATCTGATAGTTCTGGTCGATGGTCTTTTGGTTTAAGTACGATTTATAATCTGCCTGGAGACCAAGCGCCCCGGCAGCCATGTAAGGTGCCTTCTCGATAAACTTTGACGCCCCGGCTACTGTTGTGCCAAGATCCATGGTGCCTCTTGCTAGCGCCTCGGCTGCCGTTGCGAGGGGCTTTATTTCGTCACCAAACTCAATAGGCTTGTTGTAGTATTCTGCAATATCTTGCCCAGCCTTGCCAAAAGCATCTTTAAAGTATTGCTTCCCGCCCTCGTATCCTGTTTCAAATTTCTTACTAAATGTGGGTTCGGTTCTTTTTAGAAGAAGAAACTCGTCTTCACTCGCTATAAAGTTTGGATCTGACTCGTCTTGAGATCTGATGAATTCAGCAGAAGTCAACTCGTCCTCAAATATTGGTTTTGAATCTACGAATCGGACCTTACCTTCATACGATTCGTGGACGATCTTTGCCTCGTCCAGCGTCAATTCAAACTGAGGGTTTTCGCGATACTGGCGAAGCAGATAGTTTGCCGCCTCGCGTTTATCCTGGATGATCTCGTCGGCCATGACCGACTAGCGGCTTGGAATTACTCTTCGAGTGCGAGGATCGTATCCGCCAAATCCGGACTGACTCATCGGTTGCGATTGCTGTTGCATTGGGGCCTGGTACGGCTGTTGTGCCTGAACCGGAGCAGTTGCGTCTTCCCTGTTCCTCTTTGGCAATTCAATTGTCCTGCCGGAAATTCTTTTGTAGTCGTTGGCCTTAATATCAAGTCGATCCCTAAGCATCTTAATTCCTTCGAGGGTCGTCGCAGTTCTTGGCCCAGCAATCGGCAGATCTAATCCAGGAACCTCAACCGGACTTGTTCCCAATGCCATCGTCTCTAGGAATGATTTGACTTCACTTTCTCTGGCGACAGATCCTGGGTCAAGCGCCTTGGCTAAAGCCACTGCAAGGAAATACGGTTTCTGACGAAGGGCCGCGCTTCCTTCTGGATTTGATATTTCGTAATTTCCGTATTTCTTAACTACGTCCTCAAGCTCGTCTGCTAGCCTATATGCGTCTGTGGCATTCATCTCAAAAGCAACATCGGCAGCGGTCAATTCCTTGCCCTTTGCCTGGATGGATTTCTTCGCCATGTCGACTGTCTTCATCTTCATGTCCCTCTTGATCGGATCAGTTTCTAGCCCTGCCATTCTTTCGTATCTGGCAACTCTGTCCATCATGCCCTCAAGATAGTTATACTGGTCCTCTTCCGGTGTTCCGGCTGGAACATTTAGGCTAGTTCCTGGAATTGTTGTTGTACCAGTTGTCTCGTAAAGAGTCTGCATTAGCGCAGCCCTTCTTGCCGAGTCCGTGGTTCGCATTAATTCTTCCGCGGCCTTCTGGGCAGTGTCTGCTGGATAGAGTTTTTGCTTCAGCATTTCAACGCGAAGTTGACGATCTTCATCTTCAACAGCCTGAGCCCTTTCTGCGTCCGCATAGTATTTCTCGCTCCATGGTAGCGTGATTAATGGTCTTTCAACTCTGTCTGCCATAATATTACCCTATCTTTCCGTCCATCCACTTTCGGATGATGTTCTTTAACGTTGGCTTGTTGCTGATAAATTTGGCAAATTGTTCGCCAAACTTTATGTAGAGATTTCTAAACCAAGCTGGAGCATCAATTGCCATCCAGTTTCTAAACTCAATCCACTTGGGATTTTCTGCTCCATAAACCTCTCTAGCTACCCAGCATCCAATTATTCCTCGTTGTCCACCAAATGAACCAATTCCTTTAAATATGTCAGCGCCAGCGCTGAGATAGTTAGGAAATGAATTTGCAACAGCAACGCGAGATAGGGCATCAACTTGCGCGCCATAAGTGTTAGCCAAGTAATTCGCCTGCGATCCGTAAAGGTTCGCAAATGTATTTGTAAGATTGACAGGAATGCCTTGATCCACCGTTTGGTAAAACGGCTGTGCCGTTGACGGCTGCTGGGTAAATCCACCAGGTAATGCTTGATTGGCTTGGATATAACTCTGGAACGCACCCTGCTGTGCGCCTGTGCGTGCTTGGCCTAAGTTGTAAAGCGAAGGTCCGCCAGCAACAAATCCAGAAGCCGCGCCAAGACGGTTCTGCAATAACGCATCGCGGAAGGCTATGTCGGACTTCAATGCATCAGATGTGTTTTGCCCAGAAGCAAGGAACTGAGTCGCCGCACCATAGCGCGCCAGCTTACGCTGTTCGCCAGCAAGACCAGTTGTGACCGCTTCCTCTACCGCAGGAGCAACGCCAAAGATGTTGCCTCGCGCTGTCTGTGCTGCCCTAGCAGCCTGTTGATATTGTCTCTGCTCTTCAGCACCCAATTGCGAGCCAAGGGCAAGCTGATTGATCGCCTCTTGCTCTAGGTTGCTACGGAGTTGTTCGGCTTGGGCTGACTTGGTTTCTCCAATAGGAGCAGTAGCCATTTCCCTGTATCTCTTGCCAAGCTCAACTGCCGTTTCATAGGACTTAGGATCAATCTGGCGCAGTTGTTCGGTTGCCCTTTCTTCTGGCAACTGTAAGTATTCACGGAAAGAAGTGATTTGGCTTGCGGCTTCGGGTGTGCCAACGGCAATAGGCTTAAATTCCTTGATCTGCGTGTTGGCCCCAGTAATGGCTTCAGTAACGCTATTCAAATCTGATTTAAGCTGATCGACATAAACCTTGGAAGAGGTATAGCGAGGATCTCCAGATGGAAGCTGATTAAGTAGAGATTGTGCTGCGGTAAGCCTTTGCTGAATACCCGCAACCTGCGTGTTGCCCTGTTGCACAATGCTGTTTAAGCGACCAAGCTTTGTGCTGTTATAATCGTCAATAATCTGCTGGTCGGATACTTGGAAGTTTAGCTTATTTGCAAGCGGAGATGTTGCAAAATTATTGCCAGAAGAAAGTGCTGTGATTGCTGGATTCTGCGCCAAGGCAAGCTGTGAAATGCCTCCGCTGATTGCGTCAAGAGCAGAAGCAGAAAGACCTACTGGCAATGCTTGGGATGCCGCACCAATTGTTGTTCCAGGTTGGTTGCCACCAGAAAGTGCGGCAATCTGTTGCGCTAATGCGTTTTTTGCGTTCTCTTGACTTGTGGCTTCATTTAATTTTTTGTCAAATTCAAGTCTTAACGCTCCCAATTTCTTGTCTTGCTTTACCTGCTCAGATGCAGCTTGCGCTTCTGCTAGGCTTCCGTAAGGATAATCCACTACTCTTTTTAGGTAGTCATTGACTGAGGGCGGGGAGGCTTGGTAGCCCAACCTCCTGTCGTTTGATCCTCCATTACGTTCTGGAGGATTTATGGTTTGTATTTCTCCGTCTGGCGTAACTTTATATTTTACTAAGGGATTATAAATTTGCGCACTTAAAGTCGATTGTATAGACTTGGCCATATTATTAAGCTCCCGCCTTTAACTCTGGATTAGCGATATTCGTGCCAATCGTGCCATAAATATCTCCTAGGGGCGCATTGCGACGAGCAAAAGCAACATTTGGTTCTACGCTCGCATAGGGATTAGCTCCATATAAACGCTCGAACTGACGGGTCATTTGCGTTCCCAATCCTCGGTTCAAAGCATACGCCTGTGGGCTGGTTTCATAGGCTCTTCGCAATCCCTCCAGTGTCCTCTGCGGACCAAACTGACGCTCAAGTTGCATCCCAGCCTGGACTCCTGCCTGCTGATCTAATGCTGATAGCTGACGCTCCAAAGAACGCTGTTGGGGCATATACTGGACGCGAAGCTTATTCTCCAAAGCTGCCATCTCTGGTGCTTTTTCAATATATGTTTCTACATTCTTTTTGTACGCATCTGCATTAGCCTGCGCTACCGCATTCGGATCGGGCGGAGGAGGAGGTGCAGGAATAGACGGTGATCCACCCATAGTGTTAAACCCTAGCCTTTCGCATAAATGTCATGTAATCGTAACTCCTGTATCTTCCAGAACGGTTAAACGTAATACGTTTACGAATGCCAAAACGCTCCCAAAGGAGAAGCAACAGGCACCTCAAGGAGATAGCACCCTTTGAGGAGATCGTCAAGTCTACAAAGACATTGTCACCATCCTCAGAGTGAACGTAGTGGTCAGGCTTTTGGCCCTCTTTAAGGCATCTGGCTAGAGCCACCCCGGCGATGCCATTTGAGTCCTCGACGATGCCAACCATGCCCTGCTTCTCAAACCAATTAAACCAATCAGATAGGTTGTGCCACATACCCTCTGGAACACCGCTTTGCTCAATATATTCCACGGCCGTCATACGTTCTTTTGCACCTCAATGGTGTCGGGGTTGGCTGCAATCAATATTCCTCGAATAGAAAGTTTCTTGGATGGTGCGGAAACGATCATACGCATATTGCGCCACTTTTGGTAGGATCGAAGGCTGTTAGCAATGCGTTTTACGGTTTGTGCAGATAGCGTAGCTTGTAGCGTGAATGGAAGCGTAATTCCACCAGCCGAGCGTGTGTCAACATTTGAGGCTATCCCTACTGTTGTTCCGTCCGTATCGCGCCTCATGCTGATGCTTGCGTTGGTAGATCCAGAGTTGAAGAACTCAATCTCATAGTGCGATCCAAACTTCTGCGCTATGCGATCATCAAACTCATAAGCCTTGGATGCTACTGAACTTGTGTAGGTTCCTGTGGAAGTATAATCCACATAGTCTGATGTTGGGTCGGCTGAGTCTGCATCCTTGTAGCCAAGGTAATGACCAACCCTGCTTGTGGGACTTCCAAATGCAAGTTTCTGTGAGTTTGTTGCAAATCCAGAAGAGAAGTTTGTAATCACCATTCTGGACGCAGCAATGCTCCATAAGCCTTCAAAGGCATTGAACAACGCATTGTAAACCAGAATATGGCTAGGCGTGATTGCGGTATCCAGCGGGATTGCCAGAAAGTACCTATTGTCATAGAACGCAGCGTTACAAAGTGTAACATAGTTCTTGTTAATTCTGGCAATGATGTTCTTGACAGGCTCGCTGATTGGTGTTCCCACAATATAAAAGTCATCAGCGATAGACCTAGCTACAGACCTAATTCCGTCATTGGCAAGAAAGAATACGTCTTTGTTTACGAAGTTGACAGACCTGCCGGACACGCATCCAATTCGATCATTCAAAAGCCTGACTGTCCAGCCAGCAGCAGTAGTCGCTGTCGGGTCGGCTGTTACCAGGTAAATTTTGTTCGGCTTGAAGACAAGTATTTCGTAATCGTAGAAAGGTTGGATAGCCACAATGTCCTCGCCATCATCACCGCCAACAACGATGCTATTGGTTGATTTCCATACCTCGGCATCAAGGATGTCGGATGCGTAAAGCGTGTTTCTGTCCGCTCCAGTTCCTACTGCAAAGATTCTATTAGTAAACTGCCTAACCAATCGAAGTGCAGGCGGGACAAGGCTAGAAATGCTGGCTGTAGCTGCTGCACCAGATCCACCGCCACCAGTAAATGTTATTGCTGGTGCTGACGTATATCCAGATCCAGCAAAAGTTACATTTACTGTTCCAACACTATGTACATTCATTACGGCAGTTGCAGTAGCTGCTGTTCCATACGCAGAATTGGGGGCAGCAATTGTAACAGTTGGAGTACCACTATTATAGCCGCTGCCACCATTTGTAACAGCAATCGAAAGAACGCTTGTGCCTTGCCTAAATGCTGTTGTTCCATCCGTGAAATGAAGATTGCTTGCTCCATCTGTATAATAAAGCCTGTTATTAAACTGGGAAAAATCAACCTGCACTGCGCCGCTTGTTACAGTTCCAGAGGTTGTGGCAAAGCTTGTTGCGCTTGTTGATCTTGAAATTACTCCATTGCAAGCAACAACAATTTGCTCAATGTTGGGCGTGTCAAAGTAGTGCATGCCTTGAATTGCTGATCCACTTGAGACGTTTGCAGATACTTGCTCAATGCCTTGCCTAGTCTGGAGGATTCCAGACGGGCTAATCGTCATGTTGGAAATTTCGCTGGCTTGATTATTTCCAATTAAGCTTGGAGAAATTCCAGAAGCTTGCCCGCCCTCAAAGCTGGTAGATCCAGCAATTGACAGTACATCGTCTGTTGTGTCTATGTAGTAAGGCATAAAGCCTACTTTAAGCTGAGAACATTTCTTCTATGGTTAGCTCGCCAAGGCTTTGCGGAGTGATCTGTTTGATCCCACCAACCTGGCTCAACTCGTAGTTAGCCATAGCCGCAAGATCCGTATTTGCGCCCTGCGTAATTACCTGCGCCTTA